TGGATGGATGGTCCAAACGGTTATGGCAAGTTAAAGATTTTACCAACCCCAATGGGAAACCTAGTTAAAACAATGCTAGAAAGCGGAGTTAAACTAGGTGTCTCATCTAGGGGCTCTGGAAATGTTAGCGAAGACGGAAACAACGAAGTTTCTGACTTTGAAATTATTACGGTAGACGTTGTAGCACAACCTAGTGCTCCTGGCGCATACCCAACAGCAATTTATGAACACCTTATGAATGCAAGAGGTGGCTACAAGGCATATGAATTAGCACAGGCAACAAAAGAAGATCCTAAGGCACAGAAGTATTTAAAAGAATCTCTGATTAATATAATCAGTAGACTCCAATAATAAGGAGAAAAACATATGTTGGATGCACTTAAAACACTCTTTGAAAATGATGTAGTTTCTGAAGAAGTGCGCCGCGAAATTGAGGAAGCATGGGAAGCAAAAGTTAAGTCTAACAAGACTGAAGCAGTTGCTGAACTACGTGAAGAATTTGCTCAGAAATATGAGCATGACAAAGCAACAATGGTTGAAGCCATTGATGCGTTAGTTTCTGAAAGACTAGCAGCAGAACTTGAAGAGTTTGCAGATGATCGTAAATCACTAGCAGAAGCGAAGGCTCGCTATGCTGTTGCAATGCGTGAAAATGCAGACGTAATGAAAAGATTCGTTGCTGAAAGTCTTGCTAAAGAAGTTAAAGAACTTCACGAAGACCAGAAAGGCATTGCTGCAAACTTTGCCAAACTTGAAGAATTCGTGGTAGAATCACTTGCTAAAGAACTTGCAGAGTTCTACGAAGATAAGAAGGACTTAGCAGCAACTAAAGTTAAATTAGTTAAAGAGGCTAAGCAGAACTTGGCTAAAGTTAAAAAAGACTTTATCCAACGAAGTGCAAACCTAGTATCTGAAACAGTTGGTAAATCACTTAAGAGTGAAATTACACAACTTAAAGACGATATCGAAGTTGCACGACAAAATGATTTCGGACGTAAGATGTTTGAGGCATTTGCTAATGAATATGCTAACAGTTACCTAAATGAAAATTCAGAAACTGCTAAATTAATGCAAGTTCTTGCAGCAAAAGACAAACAACTAGCAGAAGCAAAAGCATTTGCTGCTAAAGCAAAAGCAGTTGCAGAAGCAGAGCGTACAGAAAAAGTTAAAATTGTTGAAAGTCATAAAAGACACGACACAATCAATAGTTTGGTTGCTCCATTAAGTAAGCAACAACAAATTATTATGAAGGATTTACTGGAATCTGTTCAAACTGATAGACTACAATCACAGTTTAACAAATATTTGCCAACTGTAATAGACGGCGAAGCACCAGCGAAGAAAAAGAAGGCAATCAATGAAGGCAAGGAAGTAACAGGCAATAGAAATGAAGAAAAAACTACTAGTAACACAGCGAGCAATGAATCAAATGTTTTTGATATCAAAAGACTTGCTGGATTAAATTAAGGAGATTAATATGTCAGAACTACTAGAAAGTCGCTGGCAGGAAACCAAAGGTGCCCTACTTGAAGGCCTTCAAGGCACAAAGAAAAGCGTTATGGCTGCTACTTTAGAAAATACTCGCAAGTATTTGTCTGAGAGCGCAAGCGCAGGTGCTACTTCCGCCGGTAATGTTGCGACTCTTAACAGAGTCATCCTCCCAGTTATTAGACGTGTGATGCCAACCGTTATTGCTAACGAGTTAGTTGGTGTACAGCCTATGACAGGACCAGTGGGTCAAATCCACACACTACGTGTTCGTTATTCAGATACTAACGACAACGTAACAGCAGGTGAAGAGGCTCTAAGCCCATTCAAGATTGCTACAGCATATTCTGGTACTGGTACAGATCCAGCAGGTAAAGCAGATTCAACTGCTTCGCTTGAAGGTTCCGCCGGTCGCAGAATGTCAATTCAGGTCATGAAACAAACTGTTGAAGCCAAGACTCGTAAGTTATCAGCTCGCTGGACTTTTGAGGCTGCTCAAGACGCACAGTCACAGCACGGCATCGACGTTGAAGCAGAAATCATGGCTGCATTGGCACAAGAAATTACTGCTGAAATCGACCAAGAAATCCTAAACAGCCTAGATACTCTAGCAGGTTCCGCTGCTGAGACTTACAACCAGGCTGCTGTTTCTGGTACTGCTACTTTCGTTGGTGACGAACATGCTGCATTAGCAGTTCAAATCAACAGAGTAAGTAACTTAATTGCACAGCGCACACGTAGAGGCGCAGGTAACTGGGCAGTTGTTAGTCCATTCGCACTAACAATCCTACAATCTGCTACTACTTCAGCGTTTGCACGTACAACTGAAGGTACTTTTGAAGCACCAACCAACACTAAACTAGTTGGTACTCTAAACAACGCAATGAAAGTATATGTTAACACATATGCTGGTGACAATGCTGCCGTTCTTATTGGTTATAAGGGCTCAAGCGAGTCAGACGCTGCTGCGTTCTACTGCCCATACATTCCATTGATGAGTAGTGGTGTTGTTCTAGATCCAGGCACATTTGAGCCTGTTGTGAGCTTCATGACACGTTATGGATATGTTGAGTTAAACAACACAGCATCATCTCTAGGTAACGCTGCTGACTACTTAGGCAAGGTTGATATCAACTCTGCTACTGCTGTATTCAGTTAATAGTTATTTAGGT